CCGACGATGGGGCAGTACATGGACGAGGAGGGGCACCGCCCGCCCTCGGTGAACGCCTACGAGTTCACGACGACCATGATGAGTGCAGGAGAGAAGGGCGACCTGCCCAGCATCTCCAGCGAGCGGTCATGGGACGAGCAGGCGACCGTCAAGGAGGTCTCCGTTCCTGAGCTGCGGACCATGCAGGACATCGTGAACCCTCATCGGGTCCAGGAGCTCTTCCACGACCCGTCGACCGCCACTCGCCAAGACGAGGGCCACAGCGGTGACATGGTGGGCAAGCCCAACCTCCCCAAGGTCTACGAGCACAAGGACGGAGAGCAGCAGGTGATGGACGGCAACCACCGAACCGTCGCCGCCCACCGCCGAGGACAGATGTTCATGCAAGCCCGGGTGATCGACCACACCAGGGTCGACTTCTCCAAGCCAGCCACTCGTTCAGGTGGACCGCGTCTGGAAGGGGCACCTGTACCCAGGACTCGAGATGACCTAGACGATGCAACCGCCGCCGAGCTCTGGAATCGCTGATGGACACCAAGCGAGAGAAGCTCAACATCTCGGCCGAGATGCGCCGGCGTGAGCAGGAGTTCAGGATCACGATCCTCTGGTATCGGCTGGACTCCGAGGAGTACGAGCGAGACGAGCTCTACGACGTGCCAGCCCTCGGCGGGAAGGTGTTCAAGGCAGCCGTCACCATGCCCGCCTTCTGGCTGGTGGACGAGGACGACCCAGAGCTCATGCTCCCCGAGGGACGGGATCCGCAGAAGGTCATCAGGATCGGGATGCGTGCCGACACGTTCCTTCGCCGAGGGATGTCGGTGGAGCCACAGGATAGGCATGGGGACCGCTTCCGCTACGAGGGCCAGGTGTATGAGGTGGATGCCTTCGGCTCCCACGGTCACGCCGGCGAGCCCGAGTCCGAGACCTCGGTGGCGATCATCGGAACGAGGCTGCAGCCGGGGGACACCCCGTACGAGACCGAATCTGAGGCCGTGCCGTAGGAGGTATCGCTCCTATCGCCAGGCGGGGGACTACGCTGACGATCGTTCGACGGCCGTGCGGCCCAGAACCCAGTTGCCTAGATCCGCGAGGAAGGAGTGGCTCAGCCATGCTCGTAAGCCATCCCTTCGATCAGTGGATCGAGCAGCTCGAGACGGCGGTGGACGGGTTCACCGAGATCGTGGACGGAGCTGTCGCCGATGCCTTCGGAGAGCAGCTGGGTGACCTGCAGGAATCGGTGGCACAGACGCCTGGCTGGGACAGCGAGCTCGGGTCCAGCTTGCAGGTGATGTACGTGCAGGGCAGGCCTGGCATCGGAGTCCCCGCCGGCGAGCTCTCTGCTCGGGCCACCGCTCTCGAGATGGGGGAGGAAGGTCGTCCTGCACGCCCGGCCATCCGGACGTTCCTCATGGGGCGCAGCCACGAGATCGCCGACGAGGTAGGGCACGGCATCATGGCGGGGGTGCTGGGTGGCTGAGACCGGATTCCTCTTCACCGTCGAAGAGGCCTTGAAGAGCAAGCTCGCTGGCATGACCGTGCCGTCCCCGACGACCGAGGACGAGGACGAGACCCGTCCCGTGATGGTGAGGTACTGGTTCCCGGACACGGCGCCACCCGACGAGATCATCGAGTACCCGCTGGCCACGATCCAGTTCTTGGGGCTGACCTATGCAGCGGGGCGAGCCCACTCGGGAAGGGTCGAGCTCGCCTACCTCCCCGATGAGGATGGGTTCACCGACATCGACCACCCACGGATGGCGAGCTCGTACCCGATCCCCTTCGATGCCAACTACGACATCGTCGTGGAGAGTCGGTCGCCTCGCCATGACCGTCCTCTCCTCCGAGAGATGCTTCGCCGCTTCCCACCCGTCGGCGCCTACCTGCAGGTGGCCGCCGACGACACCGTCCGTCACCTCGACTACATCGGGTTCGCTCGAGGTGACACGATCGACGCCCAGAAGAAGACCCGCCACCGTCAGATCTGGTCGGTGTCCGTCCCCGTCGAGATCGCTCCCGAAGACCTGTACGAGATCACCGAGGTCGAAGAGGTCGTGTTCATCGACCCACCGACCGATCTGCCCTTCGTCCCCGTCGCCTCCTAGGAGGAACCATGGTCAGTCCAGCCCGCCCCGATGTGTACTTCACGGAGACCCTGCTCAACGCGCCTCCCAGCGCTGGGCCGAGCACTCCTGTGCCCACCTTCGTGGGCAAGTGCTGGAAGGGGCCGCTCACGCCGACGCTCGTGCGCAGCTTCAGCGAGTTCCAGCAGGTCTTCGGTGGGTTCCCCGGCGTCGGCCAGGACGCCCCGATCATCCCGTGGTCGGCGTGGCTCTTCTCGGCCAACCAGGGTGGTGAGTTCTACGTGAGCCGCGTGCTCGCCGTGGACTCGGCCGTCGCCACCTTCGATGTGGTGGACGATGGTGACGAGGTCGACACGTCCGAGGTCCACCTCGTGGCCATCACGGGCGGTCCCTCGGGGGGAACCATCACGGCGACCGGTGGTGGCAGCAGCACGGGTGCAGCACCCGTGGCTCTCGCCAACGCCCACACGGCGACGGCCGCCGCCGTCAAGGCCCACATCGAGACCATGCCCGGCGTGGCCGCTGGCGATGTGGTCACGGTGACCGGAGTCGACGGTGGGCCCTGGACCGTGACGTGGAAGGCCTCCCTCGGCAACGTCGATCCGCTCACGTTCTCCCACGTCCTCACGGGTGGCACCACCCCCGACATCGGGGTCACCACTCCGACGGCTGGTGTGGCTGGCACGGCGCTGCCCACCCTGCAGGTGGATGCCTTCTCGCCAGGCGTGTGGGGCGACGAGATCCGGGCCCAGTTCGTGGACCGGGATGAGGCCGAAGGAAGGTTCGATCTGCTCGTCTACTACGGCGGTGCGACGGGCGCCTTCCTCATGGAGCGTCATCTCGACCTGAGCATGGACCCAACCGATCAGCGGTACGTGGTCGGTGTCATCAACTCGGTCGACCGCGGGTCGTCCTACATCAACGTGACCGACCTCGAGACGGACACGGCTGCTCCCTTCAACGCCCCAGGCGTGGGGACCTTCCAGCTTGCTGGTGGCTCCGAGGGAGCGACCGTCGATGACGATGACCACGAGTCCGCCATCGACCGGCTGGCGGCCATCTCCCTCCCGCTCATCATCGCTGTGCCCGGAGCCAGCGCAACGGTGATCAACGCAGCCGTGGCCTTCGCCTCGGGGCGCCAGGACTCCTTCGTGGTGGTCGACAGCGTGGAGTCGGACACCCCGTCCGAGGCAACGACCTTCGCTGCGAGCTTGACGAGCAGCAGCTATGGGTCGGGTCCGTACTACCCGTGGCTGGTCGTCCAGGATCCCAGCGTGAACCGCACCGGAGTTCGGAAGACCGTTCCGCCCAGCGGTGCGGTCATGGGCCAGTACGTGCAGAACGATCGGGAGCGGACGCCAGCCCACACGCCGGCTGGTGTGGCCCGCCGCCTCTCGGGGGTCATCGACCTCGAGACAGCGCTGTCGGCCACCGACCTCGACAACCTCAACGACGGGCACGTCAACGCTCTGCGCCCCGAGGGGCCCGCCGGCGGGATCTGCGTGATGGGTGGACGAACCCTCAAGCGCTCAGGCGTCGATCGGTTCATCGGTGGTCGGCGTGGCCTCATCTACCTGCGCAACGGGCTCATCGCCGTCACCGAGTTCGCCATCTTCGAGGACAACGACACCATCCTGTGGGAGATCCTGACGGACCGGTGCAACACCTTCCTCAAGGACTTCTGGTTGAAGCGAGGCCTGTACGGGGAGCAGGAGTCCCAGGCCTTCTTCGTCCGGTGCGACGAGACCGTCAACACGCCGCAGACCATCGAGCAGGGTGAGGTGCGCGTGCAGGTCGGCGTGCGGCTGCAGTACCCCGCCGAGTTCGTCATCATCGACCTGGCCCAGTGGTCGGGTGGGTCGTCCGTCAACATCGCCGCCTAGGGAGGGCCCAGTGCCAACGGTCAGTGAGCAGAATCAGGTTCGCAGCGACCCGCTGCGGAACTTCAAGTTCCAGTGCATCATCACCAAGCCCATGGGCAACGGCGCCGGCCAGGCGCTGCTCGCTCGAGCGGGCTTCATGTCGATCAGCGGGCTCTCGGTGCAGACCGAGATGATCCCGTACCGCGAGGGCGGCATGAACACCCACAGCCGGAAGATGCCCGGCCAGTCGGACTTCCCCCCGTTGCAGCTCCAGCGAGGGATGTTCGCCGCCTTCGGCGAGGGCCGAGGCCACGCCTCCTGGGCCTGGTTCAAGGAGATCTTCTTCCACAGCCAGGGCGAGGGCTATGGTCCCTCGGGCAACAACTTCCGGACCAACATCATGATCGGCGTCGTCGAGCACCCCGTCACCCAGGGGCCGCAGAGCCAGATGGCGCAGTTCAGGGTGATGGAGGCCTGGCCGGGGAGCGTGGCCTTCTCTGATCTGGACGCCGGCGGCAACGCCGTCATGGTGGAGCAGCTCGTGCTGCACCATGAGGGCCTCGGAGCCCGCTTCGCCACCAGCCGGAACCCGACCTCGGGGAGCTTCACCGCCTGGGGCGCTGAGTCGTAGACGAACCACGAGAAGGAGCACAACACGAGATGAGTCAGTCGAGCATGCGAGACCAGATGTTGGAGCGCGCTGCCGTCGAGAGCGGCGATGGCGTTCCGCCAAATTTGGCGGATGGTTCGCCAGATGTGGCGGAAGGGGGCGACGGCAGTCAGATCCCCGATCACGTTCTCGCAGAGCAAGAGGGCGAGCTCGCCGATCTCGTCGCTGGGTTCGATGGCTTCCCCGAGGACGAGAGCTTCTCGTCCGATCCCGACGCCATCGAGGCCGCCGCGGAGGCAGCGGCGAAGGCCTTCACATCGGACTCCGAGTACCCCACTCGGATGATCTCGCCGGTCACCCTGCCATCGAGCAAGACGGCCATGGTGCAGGAGCTCGACGGTCGGGCAGAGGAGGCCATGGCGGCGGCCACCAAGAGCCTGAACCCCATCGACCTCATCGACTCCATCATCATGGGTGGCCTCGAGTCGCTCGACGGCGCCGCTGTCCAGTCCGTGGGGGATGTGCACCGGCTCATCGCTGGTGACCGAGACGCCCTCCTCCTGCTCATCCGCCGTTGCACCTACGGCGAGGAGCTTGAGCTGGGCGTGACCTGCCAGCGGTGCGGCCATCGGTTCGATGCGACCATCGACCTGGGCACGGAGGTCCCCATCACCCCGCTGACCTCGGATCCGATCTTCCCGTTCACGCTTCGCCACGGTGGCCAGGTCACCCTGCGCCTGGCAACAGGTGGCGATCAGCACAAGGCCTTCGCCAACCCGGAGGCAGCTCTGTCCGAGCGCAACACCGTCATCATCGCTCGGTGCCTCATGGCTGAGAGCTGGGGTGATCGGAAGCCCGAAGACATCGTGGAGTTCGTCCGCCGGATGCCGGTGGCTGACAGGAAGGGGATCATCGACGCCCTGTCCGAGCGTCAGCCCGGACCGGACTACCGGGAGATCGAGCCCATCAACTGCACGAAGTGCGCTCTCGAGATCCGGCTGTTCCCAGACGTGATGTCGATGTTTCCGGTCTGACGCACCAACGGCCTCTGAGCTCGGGCAGGTCTTCCAGTTCATGGTCAAGGCGGACCCG